TCTCCACAATGCGGAGTTCCTTCTGCCCGAACACCATATCCTCAGTAACCTTGCAAGGATGCTTGGCTCGCAGGATTGGAAGCCAGACTACAGTAAAAGCACCGTAGCCCATATTCTTCTCAACGATAACCTCGTTAACCTGCCAATCGGCGGCCACTTCGGCTAGCGCTTCCATCTGTGGCATACCGTAACCACCGGGCACGCCTCCGCTAGCTAACACATAAATGTTGCCGTTGAGGAACCCTGTGACAGCATATGCCGTCTCGTCGCCGTTCTTACCGCCACCGGCAGGATCGACGTACATAATGCAGCCCTGTAGACGCTGGCGCTCCTCTGAGCACGGCCCAGCCACGCCCAGCTTGTACGGGGCGCTGTGGATCGAAATGTCCCTGAGGCCCAGTCCTAGGCCGCGTGTGACCGTAAGCGGATAGGCGTCTTGCCCATTGGGCTTGGCTTTCTTGCCCAGGTTCATGAGCACGATATCCTCCAGCTTGAGCGGGAAGCGCGCAGCATCGGCCAAGGCCGTGTTGAGCATGTGCTGTAGCTGGAAATAGGCCGGTCCCTGATCCCGCTCCTTGGCCTGCAAGACTTCCTCAGTCAGGTAGGTAGGATCGGTCGGTAAGCCCTGGTCGCCCAGAAGTCCGCCTCCTACCATCAAGGACGGGTCGCGCTCTAGCTTCGCCCGAATAGACGGTGCCAGCATATCGCCGTAGTTCTCTAGCTGCTCAAAAGTCGGATAGCGTCCTGGCCAGATGCGGACATGGAAGCCGCGCGACGGCAGCGTGTTATATATACTCTCGATGGTCTGTGGCGTGCCTAGATAGATAATCCGGCCCGTCGAGTTGATCGAGGTAAAGTCTCGGGTAAGGTCCATAAGAAGCTCGCGCATCGTTGCCGTGCGGCTATTCTTTTGGCTCTCGATATCGTCAGGGATTAACAAATCCGCGCGCTTACCCTGCAAGTTGCCAGTGATACCGATGCAGGAAACGCTAGGCGACTTGTCAATACCCTTTAGTGAGTAGTGGAGGTCGAACGCCTCTACTGAGGTTCTGTCCCCCGCAGCCTTGTCTGGCCGCATACACTCTAGCTCGTCCATGTTCATAATGATACGGACGATAAGCGTGCTGATTTCGTTAGCCTGTGTGCCGCCTGCCGACAACACCAGCACGCGATGGTGAGGGTTGTGGATCAGGTCATGCACAGCGTAGATTGCTGCGATAGTCGTCTTTGCCTGCCCACGCTGGGCCTGCACCATGGCGTACTGCGGCCCATAGGCCATATAGCTACCAATATCGTGCTGCAGCGGGCTAGTCGTAAATCCGAGCAAGTCCATGCAGTCTTCTAGGAACGGAGCGAAGGAGGCGTACTCCTGCTGTAGCAGGGCCAGCTTGCGCCAGCGAATGTCCGTCTCCTCCCGGCTCTCAGCCATTACTTGCTAGCCATGAACGCTGCCTGCTTACGGGCCTCGTCCATGTCGATCACAGTCATAGAGGCACGACGCGCACGCCGTTCTTCCATCTTGCTCTCAAGCGCGCCCAAGGCATTGCCCTGATCGCGCACACAAGTAATCTCGTTATCCTTGAGAAACTTGGTGGCAGCAGCGATGATAGCCGCCGAAGGGGCGATACGCTTAGCCTCAAGTACCTCCCCCGTCTCGGGGTCTTCATAGCCGGGAAGCTCCTCACCATCAAGGGCGTCGATCAATACCGTCGCCACCTTTTCGTGCAGAGCACCCAGCACTTTTTCAGTTGCTGCCACGTTACTTCCTTATAGTTTCTTTACTAGCTCAATGCTAAATCGGGTGCCTCCAGCGATAGTCACTAGAGTATCGCTATCGCTATTCTGGTAGACATAGAGTGACAAGCCCGAGCCTGCTACAGTATCAACAAGCCATACACCGCTAACCTGGGTCTGGTCAAAGCTTAGGGCAGGAGTGCTAACTTCTGCACCGGAAACTTTATCTCCAGCTTTGCGAAGCCCCAGGACGCGAGAACCGACGCCATTCGCTTCAAAGCGCACAGTAGCAGTAACTCGCCAAATGCCCGCAAAAGGCACGATAATGACGTTATTATTGCTAGTGGTGCTGTGCATGTTCATGCTGTCTTCGATCTCGATGCCAAAATTAAGAGACGTTTCACCGCCCCTGACCGTTATCTGATCGCTGTCTGGCCGCAATGACACGCGGTACTCGGCGAAGCCTATTACGGCCTGCTGAGTGTTGCCTTCTACATTGACGTTGTTTACCTGATTAAAGTTCATAGAACTCCCGTCGTAGGTTACGTCGCTGGCGAAGCCGTTAATCATCTTCTTGACCGTTTGGCGATCAATAGCGCTACAGGCAGTAAATCGGATACCTCGCGGCCAAGTCGGAGAGTTGCTGTTCTCCATAACTCGGAACGCCTGAGAGGCATACCCGTTATATCCCTGCATGTCCACGACTTTGATACCAAAGAAGTCGATATTCTGCGTGTTGAGTTCTGGATTAGACAAAGTGACGTTGCTGCTAGAGCATACGACACCGATCATTCCGCAGCGAATAACGCTGATGCTAGACACCGCGCCGTCTCTTGCGCAGTTCGCAAACTTCAAACCAAAGAACGTACAATCGACATATTCGCCGCCCGTCTTGGTAAAGCCCCGATTGCCGATGGGATCGGTCGGTACGATAGCACCTGAGTAATCACAGCCCTGGCCAACCTTATAAACCGAGTTTCCAAGGTCCAGAAAGTCCTGGCACTCTGCAAAGAGGAAGCCCCGAGTATGAATGATCGTGGGTATACCTGCCTGCACCGATCGCAGATTATCTACAATAGAGTTAGAGAAGGTGAAGTTGGTGCAGTATTTGAAATCCAGGCCGTTTGAGATATCGTTAGTGGGGTCAACAACCCAAGAGGCTGTTCCGTCCCTAACGATGCACTTATCCACCAAGAAGCGGGTTCCGCCCCTGATCTGAATACGGGTGCCGTGACCATCGCCCCATACGGTTACGTTGGTAACTTTGAACCCTGCGACCTTAGTAGTGCCGGGATTGCTCGACCAAATGCGCAGCGCGTTACGATCACTGTCACCATTCGCGCCCGTATTTGTAACGGAGCCAATGTCGAAGTTCACGTTGTCGATGGTGAAGCCACCAACGTCGCCTCGAATTTCTAGTAGCGCTCCAGAAGGATAGCTGGCAGGCGTAAGCCACTTCAAGGTGCAATTAGTCAACCCCTTGAAATTAGCCGGGTTGGGAACGAGCACGCCACTAATGGCATACGTCTTGCCGCCGCCATCTACAGGCCGTCCAGAATTGAGGGCCGCGAGGAACGCTGCCGTATCACTGGTCGTACCGTTTCCGGTAGCGTTGTAAGGAGCGTCGCAGGGGTTGACCGGACGATTAGCGCGGTTAGCGTCAATGTACGGAACAATCAAATCTGCAACAGCCTCTACGGCGTCTCGGTCTGCTTCGGTCAGTGCTTGCAGCACTTTGAAGTAGTCGATATCAAAGGGCGTACCGATACGGTCCCTAAGCTCTGCTGCCGCAAAGATGGACTGCTCAGCATTACGGTCTAGCGTTGCCTCATTGACAATGCTTCCGTCAGAAAAGTTTACCAGGGGCGCATTAAAAGGCGTGTCCCTATAGATGCGAACAATCTTGCCTGCCGGGATCGGCCCTGGAATAGAGAGCGTGTAATCGCTCAGAAACGAGAACTGCGGCACGATACCTCCAAGGTAGCGCCCGTCGATATCAAGACCGTCAAACACGATGACTTTAACATGCTCGCGGCTAAGATACCCGCCAGCGAAGTTAAACTCAAATACGGTCTGCGATCCGTCTGCAGGGGTTTCGACTACCGAAAGGAGTTCGGCCATCATTATCTCCTAAATGGCTAGCCCTTGACCTTTCGGACAGCGGGGCTAGCACTATTGTTACTCGTCCTCGGGAGTGAGGCCATTGATGATAGGCGTAACCTGAGGCAGGTTAGCACCTGGAAGTAGCTTAGGCAGTTGCTTGAAGTCGCCCTGTACGATGCCCTTGTATGCCTTATCAGCATAGCCCAGGCCAGGAACAACTCCGGTGATGCCGCCTTGTCGACCTCGTACATCGACAGCATCGGCCCAAGTGTCCGGCATGATGCCTACCTTAGCTCCGAACTGGCTGGTAATATCCAACACGTCAGGGGCAAGCCCCGTTACGCTGGTGTACTGCATTAGCGCCTTAGAAAGCGCAAAGGCATTGGTCCGCTTATCCATAAAGTCTTCACGCTCCGACCTGCTCATTCCAGCCGACTGCGCCTGTAGGCGAGCCAAGTGAATAGGCAGTGCAAAGCCCATAGCCCCAATTAGAATACCGAAAGATTTGATTGCGCCGTAGTTAGCCCTATTGCGCCCGTACTGCTTCTCTACGCTGGTAATACCGAACGTCCGAAACTGCAGCAAGAACTTTAGGAACTCGTTGTGCGCCCACGGTCCCGTCTCACCAATGAATGTCTTCTGGATTATCTGCCCAGCGCCGCGTTCAACGGTCTGTGCAAAGTCCTGAATAATCCTAGGTGGGATACCGTGATCGCCAAACAACTCTAGCGATTTCAAATTGCCCTTACTGTCGAACTTAGCGATCTTGTCCATGTTGGCTTTTAGGGCTGTACGGATTTCATCACTAATTCCCATGTCAGCAAGTGCCGTGCTTTCCTTATCCAGATGGATATAACGAATAGCCTTCTTAACGATCTGCTCGGCCATGCCTCGTGCCTGTACCGCATGAATAATACGGAAGCCAGAAGCTACTGCAGTAAAGTGCGAACCCGCACGAACAGTCTTGCTCAGCAGCCCGATACTCTCTTGATCGTACAACTCTACATTGCTATCGGGAGCGTCGAACAGCCTAGTCATCGCGTAGTCCTCGCCTCCGACAAATCCGTAGATGCTGTCAAAGTCGTCGAGGATAGGGTTTTTAGCAGCATCGCCCTTACGGAACATGCCAACTTCCTTAACCAGCCTTCGAGCAGAGCCGATGTTAGCCAGCACAGCCTTAACGCCTACAGCCGGAATAGCGTTGCCCAACTCAGCTAACTGAGTGAAGCCCATTCCGCCTAGCGTGGCAGCAGAGGTCAACGCCCTGGCATTCTTAAACGCCGTGATGTTGTCGTACTTGCCCCAAGGCTCATTGAGGAACTCCGAAGAGATACGCTCAAACGCCTTAAGCTGATTAACGTCTGCCCCAGTTGCCTGAGCCGTCTGACGCATAATCTGCAAAGTCTGCTTTCCCAGGATGCCGTACTGCGCAAGAGAAACCTCTCCTGCCGTGCGGCGGGCATAGCTGCGGTACATGCTGAGCAAGTCCTGCTGAAACAGGTCGCCTAGCTGTACGCCGTTGCCAATGTCCTCCGATAGGTCGAAGTTGAGCCGCCCCTTGGTGAAGCTAGGCCCGCCACGCGAGAACCGCCCTAGGATGGCCTCAGCCTCCTCAGGAGCAAGTCCCTGCATCGCCTTGACCGCATCACCCACGATGCTTGCGCCGTCGCTGGTGTGCAGGTTTGCGGGGATATACGTGCTGCCCATAGCTCTGCCCTGTGCCTCGTCGAGGTAGCGCTTAGCCAAGCTGCGCGAGAATGCTGCGTCAAAGGTCTTGGTGATCTTCTCACCCTCCTTGTTGACGTAGCTGTACTCATTGAGCTTTTGGAACTGCCGAGCCATAATACTCTCGACTTGCCTACGCTGCTGAGGATTTAACGCCATCAGCTTACGCGGGTCCATCTGGTGTCGCATGTAGCCAACGCTGGAATTACCCAAGCGCTCGTTGCCTAGCGTTCCAATTTCCTGCATTTCCCTACGCATCTGGTCCATGCCGCGTTCCCAACTATCAGCAGCCCGCTTTACAGCGTTGTTGCTAGTCAGGCGTGCGCCGTCCGTGCCACGGGCCTCGACCTCACGAAATACCAGCCGGTCGAACTCGTTACGTGCATCCGCTGATAGCGCTGCCTGAAACTTGCCCTTACCTTCTGCACGTCGCCATAGATCGTACGCCTGGTCAAAGTTGACCATGTGACCCATATACGAGCGTTCCCGCATTACCAGGCTTAGCGCAGCCGAAGCCTTGCGCCCGCCAGCACCAGTAGTGCTTTCAAGCAACTGGATTGCCGTAGCCATCAGCACCGGGTTCTTAGAGCGCAGCAGGGTTAGTGCATCGCTCTCTTGTCCAAATGCCTGTAGGAAGCGGCCTTCGAGCCCCTTGTCCAAATCGCCCGCCGATTTAGCGGCTGCAACGATTTCCTCGCTTCGCGTATGGATTTCTCCTGCTAGGCGCTGAGTTGCTGGGTCGGAAATGCTATCGAGGTTATTAGCCGTAATTACCTGCTTGCTTGCCTTCTGATCGGCTGTGCGGTAAAGCTCAGGATCAATAGGAAGAAAGCGATCATTGTCGGGACGCTGGGCGATAGCCATAGCCATAGCCTGCTCGGCCCGATCTTTGTAAACTTCTTGTCTAGCACGCTCTAAGGTGCCTTCATCTGCATCAGCCCCAACTCGGGCTAAAGCAGCGTCATCAACCTCCTGGCGAATAGCCTGGGTGCGCCCTGCGAGAGCGTCCATTATTGCCTTATCGGAAGTATCCGCTTTTCCAAGCCTAGAAGTCAGTCCGTGCAAAGCACTACCAATAGCAACACCCGCAGCCCCTGCAGTAATATAGTCGCCTACAGTCTTCTGTTCTCCTGATGCTTCAGCTAGACCAGTAAAGGCCATATTGTACCCAGCACCCTCTACAGCCATAGCAGTAAGCGAGGGCCGGGCCGACATTGCTGCCTTAGCTCCAGTTGCTGCTGCCTTGGTTACAGAGGCTAGCTTACTTACGCCAGCCGTTACGGCCCAGGCAGTAGGATCGGTGAGAGAAGCACCCAGGTCGTAGGCCCAGCCCGTACCGTTACTGTTTACCGTTTCAGCAAGCTTGCGCCTGCCTTCGATGTTGGACAGTACGGCATAGAAGTCTTCTCGGCTGTTCTGAGCACGCGAACCGCGCAACTCGTCAAGCTCGTCTTGGTCCTTAGCAAGCGCCTCGTAATCATCAATCTTTGACAGGTATTCCTTGTGCCAAGCCGGGTCGCCTTCGCTAAGGTTGTTGTCCATAGCGCGCCCGATCATGGACGTTACCCAGTTGCGATCCCAGCTTGCTTCCAAGCGGTCTCCTACTGTGACAGCAGCACGATCCGTCTCAACTTGTCGGGCCTGAACCTCAGCAACCCGCGAAGGGTTAGAAGTGGCCTCCTCGTTGCCGGGGGTTACGTCTGTGTTAGACACGTCGCCCAGGATCAGCCCTGCCGCCGTTGGCTTTGGGGCTACTTCCTTGTCGGTGATCGGCTTGGGGTCCAGGGGCCGACGCGAGCCGATCTCAGAGGGTCGAACGTCCCGCAGGGCCGATACGTCCACAGTCGAAAGATCGACCTGAGGGGCCAGCACAGTCGTCCCACGGACGGGCACAGTCAGCGACCTTGCGGTGGCCTGTCCAGTAACGCGGCGAGCGTAGGCGTCATTGACCGGACCCCAGTTCTTAGGGTTAGGCCCGCCATGATATTCGCGCACGGTGCGCTCAAGGTTTCCGTCTGAACGGTCCCAGCTTTCCTTCAAATGCAGGGCGGCTACTGTAGCAGCTTCCCTGTCACCGGCGAAAGCATTAACGCCGTACTTATTCATAAACAGGTTACGAGTAGGCGGAATGATCTGATAGACCGACTTGGCCCCAGCAGACGAAACACGGCCCTTATCAGTGCGCTCGCCGTCCTTACGGATACGGCTGAGCAACCCCTCAGGGAGCCCATACTTACGTTCTAGTGGTGCCTCAATGGGACGATAATAACCATCGTCGTCATAGCGATCACCGGGACGGCTCGAAGCCCTACGGTCTACCATATAAGTTCCTTACTTGAAATCCCCTCCTGCGCCACCATAGCCCAGAAGTCCTTTGCGAGTTCCTGGCTTCTTAGCGCCGGGAGATACCATTGATTTGCGGAAGTTGCGACCAGCAAGCTTAAGCTCGTCGATAGTCAATACAACCGTCTTAGTCTGGTCCGAGCCTGGAACAACGATAAGGGTTTCCTTACCGTCCTTCTTGCCGCGAACAATCGTGTACTCGTCCTCGCCAGTACCGGCTGCAAAGCCGACACGCTTAAGGTGAGTGTTGATCGCGCTCTCGACGATCTGGCTGGCTTCCTCCTGCTGCATCCCCATCAGGCGATAAAGCGGAGTTGTTCCGGGTCGATTAGACCAGCCCAGCCTACCATACTGCTCGAATGAGCCGTTATTGATCGCCCGGTCGTAGGCACCCTTAAGCAGAGTGTCCTTGCTTAGGTTGCCCCCAGCGAACTTGGCGTCCTGTGCTACCTCCCTTGCGAGCAAGTTAGAAAGCTCTTGAGAGCCAGAGGTATTTAGCGTGGGCCTTCCCATGACATTGCGAGCCAGGAACCCCGGCTGTGTGTTAGCAGACACCCACTTAACCACGTCCTTCTTAGCAGCGCTGATCTGTGCAGTGTCTGCCGAGTATTGAATGTCGTCTCCAAAAGCCATAGCAAAGGCAATCTCAGGGGTCTGCGAAGTCAGTAGCCTGCGGTAGTTCACCATAGCAGGAAACTGCGGTCCGAAGTATTCTTTGGCCAATGCAGCATTAGCGCTAACCATTCCCTCGAACTTCTGATGCAGGCCGTCGAACTCCTTGCTGTAGCCTACGTTAACCGCAGACGAAACAGTGTTCTGGATTAACGACTTAACATCACTAGCGACAATGCCCGACTTAAACGAGCGCGTCATACCAGCAAAGTCGTTCTCAAGGTAGCCCTTGTAGATCGTAGCGTCTAGGTCTGACTTCTCCACCGCGCCCGCAGCAAGTGCGCCGCCTGGGTTCTTAGAGGCATAAGCCGCCTGTGCCGCCGCCGCCTTAATCTCAGCCTTGCGAGCATCGCGCTGATCTGCCCGGTCTTCCCGTGCGTCCTCGCGCTCAAGCTGCCAAGCTCGATCTTCCTGCTTTTCCATAGCGGCCCTGCGAGCAGACCACACACCCTTGAGCGCGCCTTCCTGATCGCTAGTGTCGAAATACTCGCTATCAAAGCCCGTATATGCACTGATCTTTTTATTGATCTTAAGCATTTCGGTAATGGCCTCAGCGCCAGTAACCTGCCCAAAAGTGAGCTTGCCCTGCAACGTGTCAATGTCGTCCATGAACTGCGCAGCGCTCTCGCCGTTAGCCCGTTCTGCAAAGCGATTGTACTGATCCTCAGCACGCACACGCTCGGTTTCAGGTAGCACTTCTAGGATGCCTCGCTGCATCAGAGCAGTAGCCGCGTGGCCATTGCCGTTACGCAGCATCATATTGAATGCGGCTCCGAGAGACTTTTTATAGCTATCCTCGTCCTGGCCCGCCGGGGGCTGGAAGCTGTCTAGGAAGTTCTGAGCCGCGACAGCGAAGCCCTGAGCTTCCTCCTTGTTATTGTGGTCGTGCGTCTGGAAGAACTGCTGAGCCTGGGCCTGGAAGGCAGTAGCCCCATTAGTCCAAGAGGTCTGCTGGGCCTTAACTACTTGCTCCTGTCCGTACTTATATCGAGCCTTGGCAACGGACTGCAGCATAGGTGCAGCCTGCTTGAGCATTTCCTGAGATACTACGTCATCGACGAAAGGATCGCCGGTTGCCGTCTTCTCCATTAGCCCCGCCCAGCGCTTAGCTACTTCCTCCTTTGGAAGCTTCTTAAGCTCGTCTTCCTGAGCCGACCATTCCTGAACAGCGCTAGCTACTCGGTTCTGGCTCTCATAGAAGGTAGCGCCCTGCTCGTAGTCAGTAGGACCGAAAATCTTAGACAGTATGCCGTCGCCCGTGCGAATTTCCTCGCCCGCCTCTGCATACATCTGATCGGTCATTCCCTTGACGAAACGCGCACGGCTTTCTCGCTCTAGCGCAGGCTTCATCAAGTTGTCAAAATAATCTCCAAGTCCTGCGGTAAAGTTCGTACCGCCCTGGACCAGGGGAGAGCGATCAGCTACAGTTACGTTTCCGCCCTGCACACTGCTCGCCCTGTACCCGCCAGAGTTACCAGCAGAACCTTGAACAGGCGCACTTACGTCGAACGCAAACGATTGCCGGGGTTCGGCCATTGGTTTCTCCTTATCTGATTAGAAAGCTAGACATGCCGCTATCAGCAGCCGTCCAGCTAGACGTATCGACAGGCCGTAGAGTGGGGCCGCCATTAAACCGGAACTTATCCCGTACCTGATTAACACCGGACTTAAGATCGTCCAGTGCCGAGCCGAATGTCTTAGCCGCCTGCGCGCCCTGGCCCATCTGGTTCTGAATGCCTGCTGTTCGTGCCTTTAGGATAGCATTACCAACATCAGGAGCACCGGCAGCAGATGCCGCAGCCGCCACTCCCAAGGCAGCGAGGTTGCCGATAAGACTAGGAGCCTTACTCGATCCGTAGTTAGTCAGGTCAAGGTTGGCCCGAATAACATCACGAGACATTGCATCAACCGCATTGGGAATGATACTGCCCCGCTCTTGTGAAGTCAGGTAATTGCTCGATCTGAAATTACGATCCATCAACTCGGCCTGCAAAGCCTCGCTAGTTCGCACAGTCTGGTTATAGACTTCTGTGCTGGACCCGCCCATGCCCGAAGCTGAGAAGGCAGCCGTAGCCGCCCCTAGCCGCTCGGACAGGGCAAGGTCACGCTGGATGCCCGTCATAGTCTGAGCATCCATTTGCCGTGTGATATTCTCACTGATCGTATTAAAGCTTTTCCCTGCCTTCTCCATTAGCTTAGAGTTAGACAGGGACTGGCTCCAATTAGCTAGCGTGCTCTCCTTAGCTGAGGCGTCGTTCTTTGCTTTCCTAGCCTTATACAAGTCTCGGTTTAGCTTAGCCTGCCCAGCGGCGCTGTCAGTCGCTACGAGGAAGTTAAAAATTCCTCCTGCGCTTAATCCGGCCATTAGGCCCTCCTTGTGTTAAAGAACCACTGCCCCTGCCACTCAATCGCGTTGATTGTAAGCGGAAGCCACTTATGTGCCGACAGGGTGTACTTGCATTCTCGGACTTCTCCACCTACGATGGCGGACACGTCAGAGGTTACGATAGGCTGCACACCTACTTGCGTGCTAAGCGCTCCTAGAACCTTCCCTGTAAACGTCAGAGTATTCCTAGACAAGTTCCTAGCAACTACGTCGCAAATCATTCCACCTGTATCAGTAACTGCCACCTTGACCTTACCAAGCGTAAGCCGCCCACCTAGGATTGCCTGATTGTTACGGTCCCGCATAAACGGATTAGTCGGAGTGACGTAGGCGGGATAGTTATACCCTACCCATAGGCTACTAGTAAGATCGGGATAGTAGCCAACGAACTCGTCTAGTTTAGCCAACTCCAGCCCAAGATACTGTTGAACAGGGCCACGCTCTACTGCTACGCTGGCAGAGGCTACGCGGTCTTCTGGGATAGCAGAGCCTACGGGCCGCAGACTATCTAGGTAAGGGTAATCCGATAAATCGGTTTCCCTAACGAACTGCTCGGCGGCATACCATACAGTAGGCAACCCGTCTTCGCCTGCACCCCATCGGATCATATAGAGGAGCATGTTGCTCTTATGTTTACCCAGGCCGCAGAGTGCGCCTACGCCTTCGTCCCACTGCCAATGGGACCAGCTATCAAATAGCCGCTCACTGGTATTAGGATTGTCGATGTAGCTGTACGTGAAGACCTTAAGGCGATCCTTGCTAGTCCTAAGCAGGACCATGTTAGGAGCCTGCATAGTCAGGATTTCAACTGGAATGCCCTGCAGATAAGTGTCTAGCGCTTGACTTGCAGGATAGCTATCGGACACGTCAGCTACCACCCCAGGCTGAACCTGATGCAGAGAACTGACCTCCTTGCCGGGACGCCCGCTATACTTGGCATAGAACACGAAGTTACCAGCAGGCTTTGGTGCGGCGTCGATGGCGTCGCTGTACGACGAGGCAATGGCGATGTTGGCGCTAGTCGGGGTCAGTGTCTGCCTACCGTTGATGATATACTGGAAGCGTTCGCCATAGAGCAGTAGGCTACGATCATACAAAGCACTATGCTTGATAGTATCGTCTTCTGCGCCAAGAGCATAGCCCTCCCAAGGATCATCATCATTGATAGTCAGCACCGACTTGCGAAACCAGTTAAGGTAATCGCCCGACCGACTTAGCATAAGCGTGCTGCCCGATCCGATAATAAGCCGGTCCTGGAATACGCCCATGTAGTCAATACGCTTGCCAAAGAACTCCGGCTTAGGAGCAGAACCTCCGTCGCCTACCTTGTTAGGCTCGAAACTGGGAACGTCTGATCCGATGATACCCGCAAGCTCTGCTGCCGAATTAGTTATATGCAGCGTGCCGTTATGCACAGTAGCAAAGGCGAATACGGCAGTCGGAGCCATCTGGTAGCCAGCGGCTTCCCGCCAAACAACCTCTGCCCAGCCCGTGCTGTTCTCGTCCTTAGCAAACGCCTCCAAGTAAACAGGATCACCTGCATTCTTTTCCGGCTCTACCTTAAGCACCTTGCCAACAAAGTGGCGAGAAGACACCAGATCGAGGTTAGAAATTACGTTACCAACAGACCGGACAAGGCTGTCGTCGCCATTATCTGTCATTTCAATCTCGACGTAGCCACTAGTCGCAACGACGTAGCTGTCTTCCCTGCGGACCTCCAGCGGGGTAGCGCCGTTAGCGATCAGGCTGTCAACCAGCTTCTGAGCGATGTTGGCTGGCGTAATGTCCTGGGCCGCTTCACCGATCCACGCGGTTGCTCGGCTGTTGTAATCGTTGGTTGCGTCGTTGATCGCCTTTTGATAAGCGTTCATCGCAGCAGGATCACCGCTGCCTATGCTGATGCCGCTAGTATCTAGTAACTCAGGATACGACGAGGACTTAGTTGTATAGCTGCCCGTTACGCGAGTACCGTTAGCTCGCACAAGCGTAACCTCGAATATACGAGCATACGCACCACTGCGCACCCAGCCTGCCAGCTTGGACTTGTTAGCGGCATCTGCCCACTTAGGTGTCTCGGTCATAGCAGGGACAATTGAGTTGCCCGCGATGTAGAGAAACCGGCCCACGTTGGCCGACGCAGATACGCCACCAGAGATAAGCTGGCCGGTAAGCGCGCCCGCCGTAATCGAAACCGGAATAAACTGCCGGGACGCCTTGTTAAAGCACTGAATAAGGGTAGACTTAGCAGCCGACCCGCTAGCTGAGGAAGTACGCACGATTGCGTCGTATTCTGTATCAGCAACGAAGAAAGGGATTACCCGGCTTTTCTCGGTCTGTGCCAAGAAGTCGTTAGGCGATCCCACATAAACCTGTAGCTCGTCTTGCATGATTGACCCGTGGCGGCGAGCTAGGCCGCGCACGGGATCGCTAATCATATTTACCTGGGCCTCATGCTGCCCACTACGACGAGACTGAGCGTTCTGCTCCGACACGCCGCGCACGACGCTTTCATAGCTGCCGCTCACTTTCGTCATAGTTACTCCTGTTAGTTACGGATGCGGCCAGTAATCGGCCTCCATTCCGGTTGCGCCAATTTCGGTCCGGTCATTGTAGACGGCACGCCTTGCGAGCATGTTTGCTCCCGTAGCTCGAATGTGCTCAGAGTTGGCGGTACGCATGGCCATCATGTAGTCTTGCGAAACTTGCTGGAACTTCTGGGCGTCGGCCTCATAAGACTTCATAAAGTCAAGCTGTGCGCCGTATGAAATCAAGAACTGGATACTAGGTGGGCAGTCATCAAAGGGCACTTCTCGAAGAAGCCAGCACCTAACTTTGCTGTCGAACCTGTACTTGCTCTCTTGAGTTGGCTCGTAAGGCTTGAATAGTCTGCGGCCCCGTTGTACGAAACGCCTGCCTTGATCTTGCGGATCAATCTGGAGAGTATCGTTAGGCACATAAATATTTCCATCCGCGTCAGGATAGAGGTCGGTTAGCTCCCGATTGAACCACCACTTCATAGACTGCACCCTGGCATTGGCAATGGCCAATACTCGGATAGCAGTAGGGGCGTATGGGTGCCCTTCTTCTAGCGTGTTCATAGGGAGTTCGCCAAGGCAGGCCAGCATTTCGTTGACCACATCAAGCCGGGTTAGGCTCATTGGAAACTCCTAAATACGAAAAAAGCCCCACCCACGCCGAAGCGCAGATGGGGCAGGACGAGAAATCAAGGGAGCCAGATGGCCCCTGCATATTCAGTCCGGTCAGGAGTAACGCCAAAGGCACGATGGCTGTCAACGAACCACGACTTGTAAATCTTGTCGTAGAACACGTCGCTTTCCAGCGGGATCGTCTCACCGGCGAGGAAAGCCTTAGGGCTAACAGCAACAGCCGCGAGCTTGGTGAAGTCGCCGTCATAGGCGTTGTTGTTGTTGGTCGTGGACATAAGGTGCCCGGTGATGTTGGTATTCGGGATGTTGTTGCTCGAAACGACCGGGCAGCCGAACGCCTTGAGCATCATCACGCCCTCCATCTTGGTGCCCTTAGAAGTGATGTAGTTGCCGTTGACGATCTGCTCTGCACCCAGGAGGGCGTAGTAGACGTCAGGGCGAACTGCAATCACAATGCCGTCATTACCCGGCGACACGTCCTTAAGTTCAAACTGAACCATCAGATCGCTGATTGCCTGGTAAATCTTAGCCGGGTCGCTAACGTCACCAGCCGCATTAAGAACAACGCGCGAACCGCCAGTGTAGCCAGCGGGCTTACCAGCAACTGCCGAGTACGGCGAGTTAGTGGCAGCAGCGGCCTTAGCAGCCTGGATGAAGAACGCCTGATCGTGGAACTTGGCCATTTCCAGGCCGTCTTCGACGCCGAGTTCCACGCGAGCGTCATAGCTCGTCTGGAAGACCTCAAGCAGCGGCAGAGCGTGGCGAGTAAACACAACCGTGTCAATCGTCAGCTTGGTGCGGCCAATGTCGTTCTTGCTAGCAGGCGGGGCCTCACCCGGCACAACCTTGCCGATGGTGGACTTGCCGAAGCCGTAGTTACCAATCTGATTGGTGCCACGTACAGAGCGGATCGGAACAAACGGGGCGAGAACCGAACGGCGCTCGATAGTGTGCTCCACGCTGTCACGATATTCGATAACCGCAGCAGCGTTAATGTCGCCGGTCTGATCGAACTGGCCGGGACGAGTAAGCTGGGTAAGAGGGATGGCATCGCCACCAGCACCAGCGTCAAAAAGAGGCATTCAATTATTCCTTGTAATTAACGAAGACGACGCTGGAGGTCAGCGTACTCTTGACTTGTTTCCATTCGGTTGCCGAGCTTAGCATGAAGCTCACGGACGGCGGTGCCGTAGTCCTTGGCGTTAAGCGGGCCAGTCGTTACAACGGCGGCACCGGCAGCGTCCTTGACAACAGGAGCAGGATTAACCTTAGTCCCCGATGCCTTTTGATACGCTGATTGAAGAAGACTTGCGGCGGCGCGTGCCTGAACTGGCCCGCCGTCGATCATCTTATTGATTTCGGCCTTCTCCTCTGGGGTAGCATTAGCTGCCGCCCAAGTCACAATAGTAGACCAGTTCTCACGAGAACCGACTACCGAGATTACTGCGTCGGAGGAAGCCTTAACGGTTTCCTGTGCCTTCGCAGCACTTTTAGAATAGGCGTCCTTGGCCAGAGCGATCATACGCTCATAGCCTCGGGCCTTATCGCCTAGCACAGCAAGCTGCGCCTCAAGCAACGTAAAGTCGCCCTTGGCTGCGCGCTGCATGGCGTCACTGTCGCCAGCAAAGCCCAAGCTGCCCATGTAGTTCAAGGCAACGTCCAGAGCAGGGTCGCCCGTAGGCTCATACTCGATTGCGCCGCCCTCGTCGGTCGTGCTCTCCAGTACCGTTACAGGGGCCTCAGGAGCCGCAATAACCGGAGCTTCCGTGGTAGCCTGTCCACTATCCGTGGTTACAGTGTCGGCCACGACAGCCTGGGTAGTTTCGGTAGTGGTAGTAACCGCGCCGTCTGTGACAGCAATGCCGGTTACGGCAGTATTCTCGTCCGCCAATTAGTTATCCTTTGTCTTTCGCCGAGTTAACGGCAATGTCTGCACCAGCCTGAGCGGCGACCATTTGGCCTTGCCGTTCTTGCTCGGCCTGCATTGCTGCGGCCATTTCTTCGTCTGATTTCCAAATGCGGCTAATGTCTACTCGTCTAGGCACTGCGAACAGCGCGCCAAGTTCATCCCATTTGATCCGCATTTGCATTTGCTCAGGAAGCGAATTTGCCAATCCCATGTCCTGTAGCCAGAGCTTAGCGTCATCAAGATCGCTGGTACGCGACAAGGCATCAAGCCCAGTAATGACCGTAACCTCGAACTTATCGGAGATATTGACCTTAAGCTGCTCTAGCAGCCAGCGAGCCATAGGCCCCTGGAAATCTACAGCAAGCCGGGAGTAGCCACCACCTAAGGCAGTCTCAAGCTCATTAGCGGTCATGCGAATTTCTTCTGCGGTAACGCGCTCTGCTTGACGCACAAGCAACGAACCCAGCAGGAAGCCGCGACCAATCCGGTTGACATACTCCTGGGACATATTCATAGTAACGGACAGGTCTTTCGACTTGCCGCTCTCGATAATCACAATATCGCCCTCAGTACCAGGCATAGCGCCGCCGTTGGGCGTATCTGCAAAGTCCTCTACTCGGGTCTGCCCAGCCGGATTAACCAGCCAACGGAACTCACTAGCCAAGATAGCACCCTGCACCTGTGACTTGCTAAGAGCCGAGAGGCCCGAGAAGTCTGCAGCGTAATCCTCGACAAGTCCGGTCCCGTAGTCCTCACCGTCTGCCAAATCCCACGTAAGAACGCGGTACGGCATTTCCTTGTCAGACCATTTGCCATTGAACTCTTCCGGCAGTGCTACACCGTCAACCCACTGGGTCATACGGTATTCGCCTTCTTGCCAGCGGACCCAGCGGTATAAGGTTACAGAACGATCTTCCGGGTATCCAGTTTCCTGTTCGACGTAAGACTTAACCCTATCCTCAAGCTCGTCCATTAGCACCTTGTCCACAATCATCAGCTCGATGACGCGACCAGACATGCTGCGGCGAACAGCGTAACGCTTAAGGCCAATGACCCGTGCCCCGCCGTCATCCTCTAAGCAAAGCAGGACATTGCCCGTAATGATTAGATGCTTGACAGCTTCGTACAGCTTGGGCCTAAGGGCTAGGCGGTCTAGCAATGCAATCGCATCGCGCTCCGTCTTAGCCAGTAGCGGCGTAATTTCTTCTGCGCTCATGTTAAGCTCGGCAAAGACCTCCTGCGCCGTAGCGCTGGCGTCCAGCCTAAAGAATGTAGAAGACGGCGCGAACAGGGAGAGCATCATCTTATTGCTAAGGTGATTAACTGCCTGCGCCCCGACTGCTTGAAAGTCATGGCTCATTTGCGTAGAGTTCTGATTGAAATTATCAGGCAGGCAAATCTTAGGCAGGGTGTAACCTGCGTAAACTTCGCACCGGCTGATAAATCCTCTACGTGTACCGTCTAGCTGCTGCCAGCGGCCTTGAGCAGTTGGGGCAAATCGCATTGCTTCTCCTTATGGAATGGCTAGCCCACTAGCTGCATTAACTTGAAACCTAGACCGCGCAGAACGCTTACGTCCGGTAACGGGATCGGAGACAGCGCTAGTAGGATCGCCTACAGCAACGTCAGTAGTTTCGATAGGAACCTTGAGCAAGTCCTGTGCATCGCGAGCAGCCTTTTGCTGGGCGATGTTAGTCTCTAGCTGGTTCTGGGTAGCCTCAGCGCCTAGCCGGGATTGCTCCGCTGCTAGTCGTGCAGACTTCTGCTGCTGCTTGCGTGCAGCCGCCTGTCCTGTGATCTTTTCGAGAAGACCTAAACCAAGACACATTCAGGTAATCTCCTTTACGAGTTGTGTGGCGGCAATAGAGTATCCTTGCCGTTCGTAAGCTCTGACTAGTGCCTTGTCGTTTGGAGCGAGCAACGTGCCCACTGCAACAAACTTAACATTGTTCGCTCTAGCCTCAGCCTCTAAGAAATCAGTAACGTCTGACAAGCTTCCTGTGTCAGCGGTAATTCGCATTACAAGCAAGTCGCATAGGACTTCATCATAAGAGTACCAAGGCATATGAATTGCATATGCAACCAAGTACGGGCCTACCGTATATACCGTGTCTAAGCTAGACAGGAAATCATAGGTCGGCTCTGGGTCCATTAACTCATGGCCTAGCTTGCCGCTTAGCGCAAGGATACTAGCCCCGTCAATATACAGAGCATCATATAGCAAGTCGCAATCCTCTGTCCTCTTAAAGTCCAGCCGTTTGATATTAACCAATAGTAAATCCATTCCTGATCTCTCTAAGCACCTTTTGGATGCCGAGCATATACCCTGCCTGGATTTCAGTGGTCTTATCTGATACTATTACGTCAGAGAGTATCTTACGTTCTAGTTGCTCATACGAAGCAGCATCTAGTCTAAATACTGTATCTACTTGCATATTAATTCCTTCTGGGAGCTTCCTCGTTCCGAGCCGGGATATAGATATAGAACGGAATGAGAAAGCTTCCCTGCGAGAGCGTCCATAATTGGTTTACGAGAAGAAGTAGGGACTTTGCAACACTAGGCGTAGATCAAGCTTGCCCTTGGTTGGTGCATTAGGCAGATCGTATGCCGCTGCAAAATCATCAAGAGGGCTGCTATTCTCATACAACTCTACGAATGTCTCACGAATAATCTCATAGAACCTAGCAGCATCAGCAGCGTGAGTTCCGAAGTCATCGTGGATCATAGCGAGCGAGTTAATGCCTTCGCGCCTAGCCTTCTCCGCTACCTTCCTCATGTGGGTAGCATCAAGACTGTGGATCATATTAGGTGCAATACCATTCTTATGCGAGGACTTGTCAGGCTGGTCGGTATCTACCGTTATGACCAGCTTAGCTGCACCGCAAAGCTTAGTATTGATCCGTTTGATTTCCTGCTTCTGATACCGCTGGATTGCGGGAAAGCCATCAGGAGTGATCCAACGGATATGGTCAGAGTTCTTAAGGATGGCAGACGAGGACTGCTGCAGCCAAGTCATGGCCTCGTCAGCTTTAACGACTACCTCAGCGATTGCTTGCCATACGAACCTAGACAAATATCTGGCCGCAGGGTGGTAGTCTTCCTTAGCAAACTCAGGAGCCTTACCGGCCTTGAGGTAGTCGCCTACGATAAAGTCCGCACAGGAGAACCGCGTAGAGCCGTAAGGCTTAGTCATGACAGAACGCTTGACTAGGCCGCGTGACATGCCGTGCAGCAGCCACATGATGCGGAAGCGGTTTTCGTTACGCAGGTGGCGGATCATCTTGTCCGTCTCCTCCGTGCCGTCTGCCTCTGGAATTTCCTTATCCCGGCCAGCCTTGAGCAACTCGGTAACAACGTCCGCAACCATCTGGTAGATATCGTTAGGACGATCCCCAGGCAGAAGGTTAGTGGCCTTGCCGCCAACGTCATCGCGAAGCATCGCAGAGAAGTTCTGCAGGCCGTTGCAACTGCCGTCCATGCCGACAGGCAAGTGCGACTTGAAGCCCTCAGGATTGTCGATCCAACGCTTGTACTCGAAGCACCATGCTAGGAACTGCAGCGGGGCATCGCAATGCGCCCAATCGTCCTTGAAGTTGATCGGGTCGCTGGCAATGCGCAACAGCAAATCCTGCCGCTCGTCTACCCAGGCAGCGCGCTCCTCCAGGCTTGCCTTGTCGAAGCCGAACTTGTTAGCGCCGTTGATCTTGAACCACATGATCGCTTCTGGAGTGCGCAAAGGCTTGCCCTCAGCAAAGCGTAGCAGCGCCTTCTGTAAATCGGAACCCTGCGGGCTTACGCCGGTAGTTTGCACGTACAGGCGACCCCGGAAGTCTGCAAAGTACACGAAGTGAATTTGCTCGTAAGGCTCAAACTTCTCAGCAATACGGAGCGCTTGGCCGAAGCGCCCAAACTTGGTGCCCCTAATCTTCTGCTGTGTGAACCACTCGGCAGTGTCCTTACGCCAGCCCTTGAACTCGGCCTGCTCGTCCTCGGTCATTTCCTCGCGCTTCATGTCTTCGCTGAGCCAGTAGGGCCGATCCGGCTTAGGCGTAGGCTTGTTGCCTACAATCTCGTCGGTATCGAAGTGCTCGGAAACGGCTTTGACGGCCAGGAGCATCTGCCGATTGATCTGCCAACGCACGCTCTGGAGGGCATTTATCGCCCGCAGAGGCCCGCTCAGGTCGTATTCGGCTAGCTCGGACCACGAACCCATCGTCTTGATGGCGAAGGGCTGAGAGCGCTTCATTCCCGCCGTATGCCACCCGCCGTCGCCCACTCCGATCCAGTCGTGCGGCTTCTCGACGCAGGGCAAATAGATCGGGCAGCTTTCAATCATGAAATCCTTGATTGAACCGATAAGCTCCAGGCAGCTGTCGTCTAGCTTGATCTGGATTTCGTCCTTGTACTTTCCACGAGCATCGACGTTGCGAACTCGGAAAGTGCTAAGGAAGCCCAGGTCTTCCAGTACGCTAACAAGGTAGGCACCCACCTGAGTAACGCCAGCAAGGCCCCACTCTGGGAAATCAATGCCCGCCTTCTTGGCCTGATCCTTATAAAATACCATACGGTACTTTTCAGACTTAGACATACGCCGACCAAGATCATTGGCCAGAGTGTAGAACAGCTTGGGTTCAGTGTTCTCAAAGACGGCGAGCAGCGTTTCGTTGTAAACGGCCTTGCCGATAGTTAGCACTACATGGCGGCTAATTGCGCCCGTGTCCTTCATAAGGATATTGATGCCGTGACGCACCGCCAAGTACGCAGCGATCTGAGGATCGAGTGCTTTGAGCATCTTAAGCGCTGGCTTAGAACGGCCCGGCCCTACATGGGCTAGATCACTCTCGATAACCGCAGCCATCGGCATCACGAAGCGACGGAATACCGCTGACGCATATGGGTTGTTAGTCGCACCCTCCTTGTCTTCATTGCGCTGCATCATCGCAGCCATACGAGCGCGGCCACCATCGACCATTTCAGCTTCGAGTTCAACCTGCGTCAGTAGGGTAATGGTTATTCTCCTGTGTCTGCTACAATCTTATCGTAACGAATGCCCTTAAATCGAGGCTCGCGCAGCAGCCCGTCGCTGCTATAGTCCATCGCCTCTACTTCGACGATCTGCCCGACCACAGGCACATCAGCCAGTTTATGAGGCACCCCGCTACCAACACCAAGAGCCATACCACGAAAATCAACCACAAGTTTGTAAACGTCACGGCCTGTCTTTTCTCCCTTAACGCAGTTGACCTCCAGCACTTTAAGATCAAATGAGAGCTTCTGCTTAATCTTGATAATCTCGCCGGTATTGCCGCTCCCAACTGTCCAAGTCCCGTTCAGGTCGCGAAGTACCAGCCCGTCATAGCCGCCAGTCTGTACTAGCTGGTTACAGCGTTCTTGCGGGTCGCTACTGCCTGGTGCCCAACGATCAGCGAAGAAGAACCGACCATCCTTAATGCTGCGGTAGTTCTCGGTACGCTCACTGTAGGGCCGGTTATCTCGACCATCATGGAACCCGTTAAGGTCTATCACATCATTGATAGCGAACAGCAGGCGGTCATTAACAACACCGCGCCGGAATGCACCACTGATGTTATTGAACTCGCCCTTGCCGGTCCACCACGCTTCCCCGATCACGGCCACGCCAGCAAACGGGCCGAGCTTGTCGAAGGCTCGCAGGCCGCTCGGGCAGTTCTCGCGCTTGTAAACGGACATGCTCTGCCCAATGCTGTCCATGCTGACATAGCGCTCCCCCGTTCGCGACCAGCAGCCAAGGTACTGGCCGTTGTAATCGAACTTAAGGATAGCGCAGCAGCCATCATACTTGGCCTGCTGTTCGTAAGTGGCGAGGTCAATCTCCGTTGCCAGCTTTTTCTTGACCTTACTGAACTCGACAGCCTTCTGGATAATGTAGTCCTTAGCCATTCTTGCGTGTCCTCTTATGAAGTACCGTGGAAGTCAGCGAGCCGAAGCCGCTACCCAGGCCAATAGGAATAATTACCCAGCCGAACCCGTTATGGGCCATGTTGAATACCGTTACGACTTCCGCAGCGGCCATAGCAAAGCTCGTCGGTACGATCCACCATAGCTGATAGTGTACGACATTAAGCTGCTGCCAGGACTTGAGAAAGATGAACACGAAGCTGGTGCAGAACACCAGCAACGCAGTCATAATCATCGGTTAAGCTCACTTAGAAACAGCGCATTGCAGATAACATGATCCCAATGGCGCAAACCGCTCTCGGGGTCAAGTTCCTCGCCCTGCTCGATTGCAGCTAGGTGACGATACAGCGCGTCACGATAACGCTCTTTGCCCTCAGGCACCGTGCGCCAGCTATGTGCTGCATACTTCTGAGCGCCGAAGGTAAGCACCTTGGCGACACCCTCAAGCGCCTTGCTCATGCCTTCCATAAGCAGGGACCAACGGGGCTTGCCACCGTCGAACTTCATGCCAGTACCTTGGGCAAAGCCGGTAATCCGACTAGCCGGAATGGCCTCGCCCTCAATCTGTGCTTGTACTGCCTCTCGGGCTTCCCAATTCGGCTTTCCTACTGTTTCGATACAAGGCTTACAGGCGGCACTGTTCCCGTTCTCCATTACATGGACGCAAGTTGAGCATTTCCGTTGGTTCATTCTGTAATACCTCCTAGCTGGATAACAGTGCTGTCATAGAGAGTAAGCATGTTAGGTTTAGAGCGCTTTACGTGAAAGCCCATCCATTGACCCGGCACGCTAGCATACCCAGCAATCTCGCTGTATTCGCCGCCGCCTGCGCCCGCTCCGAAGAAGGCTCCATTAACGACAATTTGTCCAGCGTTATACGAAGTGACTGTATGCTTATCTCCAACTCGGAGATAGGTAATGTATGCCTGTTCCTGCTCCGCACGATTGATCTTGTGCCGCTTAAGGCTCGCCTCAGTATTGGACGTCCCATATCCGTGTTCATAGATCGCTTTCTGCCCATAGAAGTCAACGATTGCATAAGTGCCCTCAGGGATTACCCAAGTTACATTAGCGTAACCACAGCGCTGCGTGATTAGTTCCATCGACTTATACAGCGGCCAGGAGAACATCGACTTACCCGGCTCAAAGCTGTTCATGCCGTGGCCGTCCCAGTCGTGATTGCCGACGATGCCGACAACTTCCATCGGGATGCCCAGCCTTGCTAGCGGCTCGATTACGAACTCGAATATGCCAGCGAACGCATCGTACAACTGCTCAGACGTAGTGCTGTCAGTCGCCTTGGCGCTGTTCTCATGCTTCTTGTCGCTCTCGATGATATCGCCAAGCAGGCCCAGCACGATCTTCTCGATGCGATAGCCTGCTGCTGCCTTCTGCTCGATTTGGAACAGGGCCACGCGAGCGTACTCGAACAGGCGACGGCGAGCGATCTGCGTATTGTAGCTAGTGCTCAGCTTGCCGATCTGCAAGTCGCTGAGTAGCAACTCAACGGTGATCGGGGTGCCTGCCTGCGCACCGTAGAACGGCTTGTAGTCAATCGGCGGGCGGCTGGGGAAGTCGAGCGCGGCCTGCGCAAGCGCGTCCACCATGGCCTCCTTGGTGCCCACAGCAGTGATCAGGGCCTTGGCGTTGCGCCTCAGGCGGCTGTTCTCGGCCTGGGTATTGCGCACGCGCACCAGTTCCTTAGCCCGGTCGAACTCCTCGCCCAGAGCGGTATGATCGAACTGGCTGATCCAAGAGCGCAGAAGCTGCACCGTAACCGTTCCGTTGCCAGCAGCCGTCAGGTATCGTGCCGTCTTGGGGATCGAGTTCTCGTTCAACTCAAGGGCGGCTACAAGCTGCTCGGGAGTAAAGAGTAAAGGCTTACGCTTGGTCAATAGTATTCTCCTGTGCTGCCTCTAGCTCTTGTAGCCAAGTGGCGTAATCTAATTCTTCCCCGCCACCAACGCCTGTGCAGTCTTCATGGTCTAGCTCCATAGAAGTCAGGAGCTTGCGGGTAGTCTTGATAAACTGCAATCGGTTCATGCTTTCGCCTTTGTCCTTGCTACTCGGCGGCGCTTGTTTGCAAGCAGTCGCTTTTCATCCATAGTCCGATGTGTCGGGTGCAGCAGGCCAGTTATGTTCGATTTATGCACTTGCAGATACTTTGCAGTACCGTGGCAGAATGCACTAAGATCGGACACGCCGAACCTTGCTGAGTTGTTCTCGACCTTGCCAAGCAAGGCGTTGCAGGAGCGATGCAAGACCGCCCTGATTGCGCCGGTAGAGTGATCGTGGTCCAGCACGGCGTCGTGCGGAGCCTTGGGCCTGATGGGGCCTTGACAGATAGCACAGCGACCACCCTGCTGCACAACCTGTGCTTGCCGGATAGTCTCTACCTCTCTAGTGGTTAGCCGCTTCAATCTTCATCCTCGTCTTCGCATTCATCTTCTGCCCGTTGACATTCATCGCAAAGACAATCCTCGTACTCTTCTAGTTCAATGCCGCATTCCCAGCAATGTTGAACATCATCCATTACAAATCCTTTAATAGCGCTTGAGTTACTATGCCGTGTAGCGGATAGTGCTCAGCTTCCCAGAGCGTTGAGATTGGCTCGGGCATGTCTGATCCTCTGATCGAGCCGCGCAGTTGCAGCCCACATTTGTTCATCAAACAAGTAGCCCCACTTTTGCGCGAAGCTAGTAACCTCGGCCATGTTATCTTGACGGAGCCACAGAAGGCAAGCCTGCTCGACAAATCGGTCGTAACCAACTTGCGCGCCAACACCACGATAAGTGCGGACGTAATTACTACTGATAATCTCATACGCCTCCTGGTTACTTTCTACGCCACCTAGCAATTGCTCTGCAGTCTTAGGTCCCACCTTAAGCATTCGTTCTTCTGCTGAGCGGACTACCTTAGTCCATACGAACTCAAGCCCCGGAATGTTGTCGGCGCTATCGCCGTGCAGCATCTGCAGCCAGAACCACTTGTCTCCGTAAATCTTGTTGTCCTCACCAATAATCGACCAAGTATCGTTAGGCACAGTCGTTAAGACTTTAGGATTGGCCCAGCATAGATGCACACCGGGCAGCATACGCATATCCTTATCAGCAGTGACGATTGCGTCTAGTCGCCCTTGACGGACAGCAAATGCTGCGCAAGCCGCCATGCCGTCATCAGCTTCTCGGCTTGCCCAGATTTTGCTCTGGAAAGCGTTGCCGGTGTATCCTTCGAGAAGCTCCCGCATGTAACTCCAATTGACTGGCTTACGGGAGCCGGATCGCTGAGCTTGATAGGGCTTGACTGTTGCTGCAAGGTATCGCTCTCCCTTGTGACAGCCGCTTGCAGTCAAGTGCATAACGGCTTTAGTAGAGCCTGTCCGATCCAGTGCCTTCTGCACGAACTCAAGTGCGTTGGCTCGCGCTCGACCGGGCGGGCACTCGTCGTTCCCAGCCGCATAGTAGGCTAGGTAGTCACCATCAATATGGGCAACTCGCCCCGGCACCTTAGGAAGTGCCGAGACGATAATTGCCTCAGTGGCCGCAGCAGCCGCCGCAGCCTGAGCAAACTTGCTTATGTGCTATCTCCTATTAGAACGGAATGTCATCGTCAGCGAGTGGATCAGCAGCGGCCTGAGCCTTCTGCTTGTCCTTGGCTACAGCAGCCTTGGCGTCGAGCGACTGCTCTTTGGCCTCGTCGCTGCGCTCTACCTTGTCCACGTCGCCCACGTCGATATCACCGAACAGCAGTTCCTGCATAGGCGAGCCGACCCAATTCTTAGCGGACTTGATAAGCTCCTGATAGACGTTCTTGGACTTGGCGGGCTTGCCGTCCTTGGCTTCCCACGATCCGTCGATGAACAGGCTATCCCACTGATCCTTGTCAGGGAATGCCCAGATAAAGCAGCGCTCAGGCGAAACCATCGGCGGGATCGTGACTTCCTTGCGCTCGCCCGTTTCCTCGTCGTTGTAGTATGGCGGGGCGATCTGGAAGCTACCATCTTCGTCGGTCAGGTTGACGTAGGTGCGCTTGTCAGCGCCCTCGCCTACCACGTTATGACGCAGCTTGCCCCGGAAGCCTTCACCAAGCATCTGAGCGAAGACCTTATGCTTGCCACTGGCATTCATCTTGCGGAACAGCTTGTAGTAGGCCGACTTCTCAGACTGCGACTTGTTGAGGTTAACCGTAATCAAATGCGGCTGGCCGTCCTCGCGGGGCTCGATCTTGGGGCCAGTAACCTCAAAGATCAGGCGAGCCTTCTCAACGTCCTTCTTGACGCCCTGCCATTCCTTTTCGTGCTTGCCAAGTTCGATATAGGCCGCAAACCGCAGTCGGCACGGCCCCTCGGGGAGTGGGGTGAAGTCACCGCCGCTCTGGGCTTCATTGATATCTTCGACTTCTGCTGCTGCTGCGATTGCGTTTGCAAACTTACTCATGCTTAGTTCTTCCTTTCGATAATCATTTGGTAATCGTTCATGTAAAGCTTACGAATTAGCCGACGTTGGACAAGGACTTCTCCCTTAAAGTCTTCGGGCATCTTGTCAGATGATCCCATGTTGTCTCCGTAAGTAGTATCGCTAGGCACAGGCACCGGGACTTCCCAGCCAAAGTACCATTCCATAAAGGCGCTGGCCTCTTCCATGCAAGCATGGACAGTTGCGCCAACATCGACGAACTTCTGTGCTTCGCTGTCTGCATACAAGGCGTCGTGCACCTGATTTACAAGGAGCCCGCCTCCGCCGAAATTCTCATAACGGTAGAACTCTCGCACAGCCAACCACATAGCCGCCTTGGCCCACTCACCGCCAGTTCCCTGAACCGGATAGTTCTTGACCTCAGTAGGTGAGAAGCTGCAAATGCGCCCACCCTTGCTAGCAGGTCGAGTAGCCAGCCACTTAGGAGCGGGCGATTGCCGCCAGCTATAGAGCTTGTTGTCAGGTGCACGCCATGTGCTAGTCTTAAGGTTGCACGTCACACCGGGAAGCTCTGGATGCTGCACGAAGATTTTAGTCTCTTGTGCCGTATCCTCAAGCTGCTCGATCAGGTCGTTGTTGAACCGCGTTATTTCTGGGTATCGCGTTTCTTCTGCTGCAATGAGCGCTTCGACTTCTTCGAGAGGAATTTTTGCGCTATCGCTGATCTTGGAGGCACCGGCACCGTAAGCCCGCTGGAAGCTAAAGATTTTCGCTTTAGTTCTTTTGCTGTCCCATTCCGCATGAAACTCGTAGCTGTCGTCTTTGCACCTGTAAAGTGCCTCCTCATAGGTAATGCCCTCTTTCTGGCTGACCCGCATACAGTGCATATCCAAGCCGCCGAGTAGGTCGGAGATAAGATTGGCACAGCGAGTAAGGATAGCCTGCACGTAGACTTCAAGCGAACTAAAGTCAGACTGAATAATCTTGCCACCAGGGAACCGGCTAATGAAGATCGTCTTGACCTCAGACTTGTTGCCCTTGGGCAAGTTCTGCAGATTAGGGTTGCTAGACGAGAAGCGAGCCGTAACCGTGCTGGTGTGGTTAAGCATGTGATGGATAATACCATCCCATTGCACCAGCGTAAGCATCCCGACTTCCTCACCCTTGTCATTGACAGTGATGTAATAGGTCGTCAGGTCTTTGGACAGGCTAGTCCGTTTTGCCAGCGACTTAAGGAACGGAATGTCCCTGTCGCCAAGCTCAAGGATAACCTCGGCACCTGTCTGGTATTGCCCAGGAGTTGCGGTCGCCCACTTCTGCTTAGGCTCAGTATAACCTGGAAAGGTGTAAGGCACGTCTTGAATAGCGCCCTTAGGCTTATCGAAGTTCGGAACCTTGACTTTCTTAGTCTTGAACTCTCCAGCGTTCTTGCCCGCCTTGTAGGTCAGGTAATCGCTAATAGGGCGTCCCGGAATGCCAGGTTCGTCAGGCGTGGTTGTTCCGTCTGTTAAGACGTAATGAACCTCGTCTTTCATGGCATACTGCATCTGCCCATCGAGCAAGTGCGGTAGCCACTTCTTGTACTGAACCGTTCCCCCAAAGATCAGCGCCGACTTTTGTGCCGGGCTACCCCAGTTGAAGTCGAACGGCAAGTCCTCTGGGAGATAATTTACAAGCTCAACGACTAGATCGGCAATGTCGCTTTCCAAGGCAGCAGCCAGCACGCGGCCACGTTCCTTGTCAACAGCCATGCCGTTGCGCTCCATTTCGATGGTGCAGAGCAGGCTACCCATGTTCATGAGGATAGACTTGACTTGGCCCGCAGCGCGTGCCCTCTCAAGCTGACCCTTCATAATCAGGCGAGTGTTGCCAATGTCGCCATCGACCCAAGCGCCCTCGACTTCCTCACCGATAAGATACCGGCGCATCAGATCAGGGTCAATGTCCTCAGTCTGCACACCGGCTTGCCAGAGCGCCTTAACCTCGTCGAACTTGACGTTGCCGCCATAGCGCGGGGCCATTTCATCCATGCTGAGCATGTGATCTTCGGGCCTCATGCCGTTGAGTAGGTACTCGGCAAGCTGATCGTCCCAGACAAGCCCGCCCGCTGCTACCCACTCCATGTAGGCGGCGTAGTCAATCGGGTTACGGATCAGGTAGAGGATATCGAACTTGATGTTCTGGCCAATAAGCAGACGCGGCCAGTACTTACGAAGCATTGCGGCGAACCAGCCAGGAGGCATGTCCTTAGTGCCAAACCGCTGCATTAGCGGCAAGTCATCAGCCACCGCCCAGCCAACGTAGACGATCTTGTTGTCAGGATCGAACGGATTAGCTAGGCGCTTAAAGGACTTCTTGGTAGTTGTCTCCAAGTCGATTGTTATATTGGGTCCGAACTTTCTCGGCTCAGGGGTAGTCAATTATCTCCTCCCTTGTGTTATCTCGGGCGATAGCAAAGTCAATACAGCGCTTAGCGTTCTCTAAAGTCATCGGGTTAGTATCATAACGACTATAGCCTACCTCTACCGTGTCTCGATAGCCAACATGCAGGTACAGATTGTTCCACCCCCATAGCAGGCCGCGTTCCTCAGGGTAGTACCTATTGCCATTATCGGACATCTCGGCGCGAATGCGGTACTTAGGTTTCATCATGCCTCCGTAGGGTCGGCGGCTGCGTCATCTGACGCTTGGCCTAGTGAACTCTGACGCTCACGATAGCGGCCACGGCCACCGTCGAATACCGTCTCTAGCTTAAGTTGCTTGGGGCCACCCTCTCGGCTAAGCTTGTTTTTAGTAAGCCCGAGGTAGCGTTCATCAGGCTGACCGGCTTGAAAGCCAATCGTCATGATAAAGTCAGCAGCACCTTGCTTGCCGGTCTTGCTGTCCTTGAGCATCGACAATGTGGGCCATGCGAGGTTTTCGCCGTCGGCGGAGATTTGAGAAGTAGCGAGAACAACGCAATCATGTTTGACTGCAAGGACGCGGCCCCATTGGTACATGGCTTCGAGTAACTGATCGGTACGCTGTCCATTGTTATTGACGCCCCCTCCAAATTTGATATTGTCAAGCATATCGAACACGATCATGCCAGGATTGTGCTGCTTAATGATATCCTCGACTTCGTAATTCCAGAAGTCATGCACATCAAATATGCGAATGCGATCTTCGTCGCCGCCTAAGGCCGTAGAGTACGCCTCGACCAGCTTACCCTGCTGTTGCAGCTTGAGCATGTCGCTGTACTGAGCATCTAGGGCAGACTGATACAGCCGCTTCTTGATGCGCCGTCCTGGTCCCTCGTTGTTGAACCATAGAATGTTGCGAGACGAGCCATCTTCATAGACTGTCGGCATCTGCGCGGCAAAGTGGGTGAGGTTGTCGGTAAGAAACGTAGTCTTTCCAACGTCTGGCCGCGCCGCAATAAGTCCAAAGTCTCCTGCGATAAGAGGTCGCATGACAAGGTTGATACCGGGCTGTCGCCAGTGAAATCCTCGGTCAAGGGCGTCGTCCTCCAATAGCTCGTTGATATGGTCACGGACCCACGGGGTCTTAACCTTGCGATTACTGTCAAGCTCGAACTGATCGACGACATTGCGCAGCGATGCGCCTAGGTCAATCTCTGCACCCTCGTTGTAGTTTTCCAGTAGCTCCGCGATCTTGCCTGCCGTGTCCGCTGCCAGCAGTCGGGCAGTAAATCCTTCCTCAAGCTCAGGCGGGGCAGGTTGGGTAATCGTGCGTATGACACTCTCGTATCGAGCATACTGCTCCGCTGTCAGCTTAGGGTGGCCGAAGCTCCTAAACCACAGGAAGAACGGCTCGCGTTCGATCTTCTGCACGTCAGGGAACTCGCGGTAGAACTTGCCGTAATCCTCAAGCAGTACCTGTGTAACCTCGCTAAGCGTACTCTTAGGTACAGCACGAACGAGCTTGTCGTATTTTTCCCGAGTATTAAAAATCCTCAGGATGGTGGTATCAAGGGAAATGACGTTGCTCCTTATTGCCTGTGCCTCTAACTAAACTATAGCCTGAGGCTTGCTGAGCCATAACTAGTCCAAATTTGTCGTACACTCCTCCCGGTATCTTAATAGACTGGCCGGGCAGGGCTGCGGTCTTTAATTGATAAAGATTTTCAGCCACAAACTTTCCTCCTAATCTCTTCTAGCGGATATAGCTTTGGGTCTAGGTCAGCGCGCACCGCTTTGGCGTCTATACCCATAGCACGGAGTTGCGGAACGATCTTACGGCGGGCCGTCACCCCTGCCTCGTCAGGATCGAGCCAGACTAGGACACGGGATGCCCCGAATTTGGCAATCTCAGCCTCGCTCAGCGCGGTCAGCTTGGTGCCGAGCAGTGACCACCCGGTTACGACCTCGCCCACCCTGGCGGCGCTCAGAATGTCCTCCGTGAGGCACAGCACATCGGCCTGTCTGTCAACGGGCCGGAACGGCTCAGCCTTGTAGAGCGGCTTTGATTGGTCAGCGCCTAAGCTTGGGCTGAGATACTTGGCTAGGGCCGCATCGAAACCCCTGGCCTGCCAGAAGGCAAGCGCGCCAAGGTCGTTGAGTACGGGCATGACAACTCGGGATAGCCCTTCGTGCCAGTAGAAGCCCAAGTCGCGTATCCAGTCGTTATCGAACCCAGCCTTATACAGCCATACGCGAGCCTCGATAGGCCAATCGTTAGGATCGAACACAGCAGGCATCGGAGGCTTAATGCTGTTGATGGCCTTGCTGTCAATGTCTCGTCGCTTATTTAGCGCCTTTATGCGCTCAGCCAGCGAGGGCTTAGCTTTGGGAACCCAGCCGGGAATGCCACACCTATAGCAATAGGCGGCGTACCCGTTCGGCTTATGTTCAACCAATAACTTGCGACCGGGGCCGCAAGCATGTACGTGCGATGCCTTCCCGCCGACCGGCAGGGCTTGGGCAAGCGCTAACCAATCGGCAGGTTCGAGCATTAGTCTTCCTTAAGTTCACTTCTAAGACGATAGAAAGAAGCCTGACTGTGGCCCGCGTATAGGCTTCCACCGTTAAGATTATTGCCTACCCAGCCGAGAGCGCTCTTTATCATAAATAGCTCTACTTCGCTCACTTCCAATTGAAACTTGCGAGCAACCGGAGGAACTATTTCTTTACACGATGCCATTAAGCGCCTCCGACACTCTTCCGGGATTAGTGCCAAACATGTTGGCAATCTCAAGCTGCGACATATCGGGCCGAAGCTCATGCTGCTTACGGATAAGCCGCTTCTGATCGTCTGTGAGCGGCGACAACTTGCGCGGTGCGCGGCTAACCGGAACTGCTCGGAACATTTCCTCGTCCACGATCTTGTCGATCATGAGGGCTGCGTACATCGGGCCTACCGCTTTGCTGCGTAGTTCCTTGGCAAGCACCGCGAAGCGCTCTCTTGCCGTTGGGATGCTCATAGTCCAGTTGTCCCCAAGTAACGCTCGCCGGTCTTGGCAGAGTTGTAGGCTTCCCAAGGCGTCTCACCAATTCCCAAGCCGAGCGTGCCGTCCTGAAAGTCGATGATGCAGTCGAAGCCTTCCTTATCAGCACTGCCAATACTGACGGGAACTCCAGCCAGCTTGGTGTAATGCTCGTTAAGGAAGCTAAGCTCCTCGCTGACTGTCTCAATGGGCGTGCCTGAGCAGCCGATAAGGATGATAATCAGTACCGCCACCGGGATCACAAATGCCAGCAGCGCTAGAACAATTGCGCTCATTCGCGTATCTCCTGCATATATGGGTCGTTGAG